TTGAGCTTTTAAAGGCATACGATACTCAAATAACCCAGAATTTGGGCAAGGAGAGCTTTCTTGACTTCGTTAAACACGTCTACCCCGGATACAAAGTGGGCCCGCATCATCTCAAACTGGCTCAAATATTTGAAGACATTGCCGCAGGGAAGAAAAAAAGGGTAATTGTTAACATTGCCCCACGCCACGGTAAGTCAGAACTCATCTCATACCTTGCGCCAGCATGGTTTCTAGGTAAATACCCCCAAAAGAAGATCATTATGTCGTCCCACACAGCAGATTTGGCTGTGAATTTTGGTCGGCGCGTGCGAAATTTGGTTGGTTCAGAGTCATATCGGGACATATTTCCGCAGATAGAACTGCAAGCAGACAGTAAATCTGCCTCACGATGGGGGACAAACTTTAATGGTGAGTATTTTGCTATTGGTGTGGGCGGCGCTCTTGCTGGTAGGGGCGCGGATTTATTTATCATTGATGACCCCCACTCTGAACAAGAAGCGAAGACAGGTCGTCCAGATGTATTTCTTCCTGCTTGGGAGTGGTTCCAGTCTGGTCCTCTCCAGCGTCTTATGCCGGGTGGTGCAATCATCGTTGTAATGACTCGTTGGTCCAAACTGGACTTGACAGGTCAGATAGTCACCCAGATGGGACGAGATGAAGGCGTTGACCAGTGGGAAGTAGTTGAGTTTCCTGCCATTAAGGACGACGGAGAGGCACTTTGGCCTGAGTTCTGGCCTGTAGAAGAATTACTTGCCAAGAAGGCTGGACTGGACGTGCGTTACTGGAATGCCCAGTACATGCAGAACCCCGTATCAGAAGAAGGCGCGTTAATTAAACGGGAATGGTGGAAAATTTGGGAAAAGGAAACCCCTCCCATTTGCGATTTCACTATTATGAGCTTAGATGCGGCACAGGAAGCCAATAACCGGGCAGACTATAACGCACTAACTACTTGGGGCGTGTTTTTCAACGAAGAAACCAACAATTTTGCCATTATATTACTCAATGCTATCAAGAGGCGTATGGAGTATCCAGAGCTTAAGAAGTTAGTACTAGAAGAATATAAAGAGTGGCAACCTGATGCGTTCATGGTTGAGAAAAAGTCTAATGGCTCAGCGCTGTACCAAGAATTTAGGCGGATGGGCGTGCCTGTAGGGGAGTTTACCCCCGGCAAGGGGCAGGATAAAATTGCTAGGGTTAATGCAGTGAGTGATTTGTTTGCATCTGGGATAGTATGGGCCCCAGACCGCAGGTGGGCCAAGGAAGTTATTGAAGAGTGCAACGACTTCCCTAGCGGTGCAAACGATGACTTGGTAGACTCGACTACCTTAGCATTATTAAGGTTTAGACAAGGTGGGTTTTTACGTCTTCCCTCGGATGAACCGGAGGATGATTTCATGTACAAGTTCCGCAAAAAAGCGGCGTACTATTAAGGATAAATAATGGCTACAAATATTGATAAGGCGTTGTACGCTGCACCTCAAGGACTTGACCAGATTAATAATGATGAGGAAGAGCCGATACAGATCATTATTGAAGACCCAGAGGCAGTAGATATCTCAGGTCCGGGCTTTGATATGCGTATAGAGCAGTCAGAGGAAGATGATGACTTTGATAATAACCTAGCTGAGGAAATGAGTGAGGGAGACCTAACTCAGCTGGCAGGAGACCTCACTGAGGACTACGAGGCTGATATCTCTAGTCGCAAAGATTGGATACAAACATACGTTGACGGCCTACAGTTACTAGGTCTAAAACTAGAAGAGCGCATGGAGCCGTGGCCCGGCGCTTGCGGTGTTTACCACCCCTTATTGGCAGAGGCTGTGGTTAAGTTTCAAGCTGAAACCATGATGGCTACCTTCCCTGCATCGGGCCCAGTTAAGACGCAGATTATCGGTAAAGAAACTATTGATAAAAAGGAAGCGGCTGAGCGCGTTCAAAACGACATGAACTATCAGCTAACTGACGTGATGGTTGAGTTTAGGCCTGAGCATGAGCGCATGTTGTGGGGCTTGGGTCTGGCGGGCAATGCGTTTAAGAAGGTGTATTTTGACCCTAGCCTAGACCGTCAAGTGTCTATGTACGTCCCCGCTGAGGATGTGGTCGTGCCGTATGGCGCTTCAAGCATTGAGTCCGCAGAGCGGGTTACGCACGTGATGCGTAAGAGTAAGAACGACCTACGCCGCCTACAGCATGATGGGTTCTACAGAGATGTGGACTTAGGTGACCCCATCAATACGATGGACGATGTAGAAAAGAAGATTGCAGAGAAGCTAGGGTTTCGGGCTACGTCGGACAACCGGTTCAAGCTTTTAGAGATGCAGGTCGAGCTAGACCTCAAGGGTTACGAGCATGAGGACGATAAGGGCAAGAAAACGGGCATTGCCCTGCCATATATTGTCACCCTAGAAAAGGGCACTGGAGAAATATTGGCGATACGGCGTAATTGGAGGCCAGAGGATGACACTAATCAGAAACGCGCTCACTTTGTTCATTACCCCTATATTCCGGGTTTTGGGTTTTATGCTTTCGGCCTCATACATCTTATTGGTGCTTATTCTAAGTCTAGTACTAGCATTTTGCGGCAACTCGTGGATGCTGGCACACTTTCTAATCTACCGGGGGGATTTAAAACTCGTGGGCTTCGTACGAAGGGCGATGACACTCCGATCTCGCCGGGGGAGTTCCGGGACGTAGATGTACCTAGCGGCACTATTAGGGATAACTTGATGGCGCTCCCTTATAAGGAGCCTAGCCAAGTGCTTATGGCCCTGCTGGGGCAGATGATTACAGAGGGACGTAGCTTTGCGGGGTCTATGGACTTGAACGCATCGGACATGTCTGCACAAGCTCCGGTGGGCACTACGCTGGCTATTCTTGAGCGTAGCTTAAAGACCATGAGTGCTGTACAGGCACGCATCCACTACGCGATGAAACAGGAGTTTAAGCTCCTCAAAGAGATCATCCGTGACTACACCCCACCAGACTATAGCTACGACCCAGAAGAGGGTGACCGCAGAGCTAAGCAGTCGGACTACGACATGGTGGAGGTTATCCCTGTTAGCGACCCCAACGCCACTACTATGGCTCAGAAGGTTGTTCAGTATCAGGCGGCTCTCCAGCTAGCGCAAACGGCTCCTCAGTTGTATGACCTACCTGTGTTACATCGTCAGATGTTAGATGTCCTTGGCATCAAGAACTACCAGAAGCTCGTGCCGGTAGAAGATGATATGAAGCCACGTGATCCCGTAACGGAGAACATGAACATCCTCAAGGGTAAACCGGTCAAGGCGTTCCTGTACCAAGATCATAGGGCTCACATCGCGGTTCACATGGCGATGGCGCAGGACCCCCACATTCAACAGTTGATAAGCCAGAACCCACAGATGGCCCAACAGATGATGGCAGCGGGTTCGGCACACGTTGCAGAGCACTTGGGTATGGAGATGCGAAAACAGATGGAGCAGGCGATGGGTCAGACCCTACCGGCTTATGAGGATGACCAAGACGAGAACATGATGTCTCCAGAGATGGAGATTAAGGTCTCTCAGATGGCAGCACAAGCGGCGCAGCAGTTACTCCAGCAACATCAGCAAGAGGATCAACAGAATAAGAATCAGCAACAGTCGCAAGACCCGCTCATTCAGTTGCAGCAACAAGAGCTTCAGATCAAGCAAGGTGAGTTACAGCGCAAGCAGGCTAAGGACCAAGCGGACATGCAGGCCAAGATGGCGCAGATTCAAGTTGATCTTAAACGCATTGAGACCAGCCAAGAGACTGAAGGAGCCAAGCTGGCGCTACAGCAACAAACGGCAAATAAACAGCAAGAACGTCAGCAAGAAGCCGCAGGGTTCCAAGCTGGACTAGAGATGCGTAAACATAGAGAGCAGCTATCACATCAAGCTGAGATGGCTAAATTGCAAAAACCCGCAAAGAAAGATGAATGATGTACGAGAATCACAAATTACTTGAAGTCATTAACAAACGGATTGACGAAGGAGTCAAACATATTGAAGAGGCTTTAGCGGCTAAGGCTGCTAAGAGCTTTGACGAGTATTGCGAGATGTGTGGGATTATTAGAGGTCTGCTCACCGCCCGCTCTTATCTATCAGACCTCACACACCAACTGGAGAAATTAGACGATGAATGATATCGACCTAAGCAGAGCAGTGGACTTGTCCGCCGTGATGCACAAAGCGGCAGAAGAGAAAGCAAAACAGTTACCCACGCCATCAGGCTACCGGATTCTGTGTGCGATCCCTGAAGCTGAGAAAGAGTTTGATAACGGGTTAGTTAAGGCAGACGAGACTATGCGCAACGAGGAGCTACTGACTACAGTTCTGTTCGTGGTGGATATGGGTCCTGACTGCTACAAAGATGCAACTAGGTTCCCAACAGGACCGTGGTGCAAAAAAGGTGATTTTGTCTTGGTTCGGCCTCACGCTGGCACTCGACTACTCATCCATGACCGTGAATTCCGCATTATTAACGACGATTCTGTCGAAGGTGTTGTAGAAGACCCACGGGGTATTAAACGCAAATAGGAGCGCACATGGCTACATTTAAAGGTGAAGAATACAAGTTTCCCGACGAGTCTGAGACCGAAGAGAAACTGGAAATTACTATTGAGGAGGACGGGGACGATATTGAAATTGAAATCGTTGACGATACTCCCAAAGAAGACCGGCATATTGATCCGTTGCCGGAAGCTATCAAGGAAGACCTTGAGAAAGCCGATGAGTCTGTTGAGTATTCTAAGAATGTAAAACAGAAATTTACTCAGTATAAAAAGGCTTGGCACGACGAGCGTAGGGCTAAAGAAGCTGCATTTAGAGAGCAGCAAGAGGCTTTAGTAGCTACACAGCGCATCCTTGATGAGAATCGCAGACTAAAAAATATGCTCCAAAATGGAGAAAAAGAGCTTATTTCTACGTACCAAAGTTCTGCGCAAATGGAGTTGGATAAAGCTGAGCGGTCATATAAAGAGGCCTATGACTCAGGGGATTCTGATAAACTATTACTTGCGCAGCGGGAGATGATGCGTGCGGAAATGAAACTAGATAAAGCTAAAAGTTTCAAACCCACTGTACAAACGGACGAAAATGATGTACAAACTACCCCACAGCAGCAAGTTAGTCAGAAAATGGATCCGAAAGTGGCAAACTGGGTGTCCAAAAACCCTTGGTTTGTAGCGTCGGATAAACTCGCAATGCGCAAGTATGCCGAAGGATTCCATGAGGAACTTGCTGCTAAGTATGGTAAAGCATTCGTAGGTACTGATGAGTATTTCAATAGTATCGACAAAGAAGTACAACGCAGATTCCCAGAAGAATTTGCATCTTCTAAAAACGATGATGGCGGTAAGCCTCAGCGTACAAGGCCAAGTACGGTAGTAGCGCCTGCAAAGCGCAGCACCGCACCGAAACAAATTGTGATGTCTAAGTCACAGGTTGCTTTGGCTAAAAAACTTGGATTAACCAACGAGCAATACGCTCGTGAATTTTCAAAATTGGAGGCCTAAAAATGGCTGAGAACAGATTACAACGCGAGATGACTGCACGGGTAATGGATGAGCGTCCTAAACAATGGATGCCAGCAGAGTTGCTACCAGAACCTGATAAACAGCCGGGCTATGCGTACAGGTGGGTTCGGGTTTCTACTTTAAATGTCGCTGACCCCCGGAATATTTCGGGTAAATTCCGAGAAGGATGGGAGCCAGTAGGTATTGAAGAGCAACCTAAATTTAGGTTAATGGTCGATCCAACTAGTCGATTTAAAGACAATATTGAGGTCGGCGGGTTATTGCTCTGCAAAACCCCACAAGAATTTGTTGAACAACGTGATGCGCATTTCGCAAAACAAGCACAAATGCAAGTGGATGCTGTAGACAATACTATGATGCGTCAAAGCGACCCAAGGATGCCGATGTTTAAAGAACGGAAATCCTCGACTAGCTTTGGTAAAGGTATTTAATTTTTTATGGAGTCTTAAATGGCATATCCTGTTATTGATGCCCCTTACGGGCTAAAACCGGTCAATTTGATCGGTGGACAAGTATTTGCTGGTTCTACACGTAATGTGCCGATTCAGTATGGCTACGCTACTAACATTTTTTACGGCGATTTTGTTTCCATTACTCGCGGCTTTGTGACCCGTTTGGCTGTTACTGATGGCGGCTCCGCCTCCACCGGTGCTGCTGGCTATGGTCAAGTCGGCATTTTCTTGGGCTGTTCTTACACCAACCCAGTGACTAAGCAGAAGACGTTTTCGCAATACTGGCCTGCCTCGACTTTGGCTGGTGACGCAGCCGCTATCGTGACTGATGATCCAGATACCATTTTTAAAGCTGCTGTCGTAACCACTCAAGGTGGCACTACCATTGGTTCTGCTTCACGTTCCATGATTGGTCTTAACATGACCATCTCTAACTTGGCTGGTAACATCAATACTGGTAACTCGTCAAACGGCGTTTTGGCATCTTCTGCTGCTACAACTGCTGCTTTACCTGTTCGCATTATTGACATGGTGTACGATACCGCTATTCCTTTGGGAACAGCAACATGGTCTTCAGGCACAACAACTTTGACTTTGTCCGCTACTAATAACACATTGCAACCACTTCCCATAGGTACAGATGTTGGTTTCTTGGCAGCAAACGGTCAATTTGTTGGTACAGCAAACTACGTTTCTACGGCGGTCACAAGTGCTGGCGCAACCTCTGTTGTTGTCAACGCACAATACGGAGTAGTTAATGCTGGCGGAGCCGCCGCTACTGCCACTGTCATTCCAACAAGCTCCACGATGGTGTTTACGCAGTATCAGGAAGTTCTTTGCAAGATCAACTTTGGCTTCCACTCGTACTATACCAACACTGGCACTCAAACTGCTTAAGGAGTAATATAAAATGGCTATTTCACGCGCACAACTACTTAAAGAGTTGCTTCCCGGTCTGAATGCTTTGTTTGGTTTGGAGTACGCTACGTACCAAGAAGAGCATAAAGAGATTTACGAAACTGAAACTTCTGAGCGTAGCTTTGAAGAGGAAACTAAGCTGTCTGGTTTCTCCGCCGCTCCGGTGAAGAACGAGGGCCAAGCTATTCAGTACGATAATGCTCAGGAAGCTTTCACTGCACGCTACAACCACGAAACCATCGCTTTGGGCTTCTCCCTTACGGAAGAGGCTATCGAAGATAACTTGTACGACTCTTTGTCTGCTCGTTATACCAAAGCTCTGGCTCGCGGCATGGCGTATACCAAGCAAGTTAAGGGTGCTTCTATCCTGAACAACGGCTTTTCTGCGACCTACCCCGGTGGCGACGGCGTTGCTCTGTTCTCTACTGCACACCCCTTGATTAGCGGTGGTACTAACAGCAACCGTCCTTCTGTGGGCGCTGACTTGAACGAAACTTCGCTGGAAAGCGCTGTTATTCAGATCGCGGCTTGGACGGACGAGCGTGGCTTGCTGATTGCTGCTAAGCCTAAAAAGCTGGTTGTACCTCCTGCTCTGATGTTCGTTGCTACCCGTCTGTTGGAAACCAGCCTGCGTGTTGGCACTACCGACAACGATATCAACGCCATTAAGAACAATGGTTCAATCCCTGAAGGCTACTGCGTTAACCACTACCTGACTGACACAAACGGTTGGTATCTGACTACCGATGTACCTAACGGCCTGAAGCACTTCGTTCGTACTCCGCTGGCTAACAGCATGGACGGCGACTTTGACACCGGTAACGTCCGTTACAAGTCCCGCGAGCGTTATTCGTTCGGCTGGTCTGATCCT